TGGGCGGCCCGCGCCTCCTCTTGCATCTCCGAGCGCTTGCCCGTCATCCAATCGCCCAACTGCATCAAGCCTTGAAGGCTGATGTTCGATGCGGCCATAGATCATCACCCGAACATGGCTGCCAGTTTAACCGCCTCGCTAATTTTGATGTGGTTGCCCTTGTGCTGGTTGCCACCACCTATGTTGACAGAAGGACGCGAAGCGTTCGGACCATTGAAATTGCCCATGAGGGACTGCTGGTTCTTCGCGCCAGCGATGGACTCCTCTGCGTTCATGCCGGGCACCACGTTGATATCCGTCTGGTCGAGATACCCTCCGCCGTCTGCCGCCCTTACCGTTCCGCCGCGGCGAAGTTTCGGTTTCAGCGAGATATGGTTGCTTTTCCCGCTGGACGGTGGGGCCGCCGCGACCGCATCGCTCGCGTCTTGAAGCCAAGGCATGGAACCTCCGTCGGCGGCACGGAAGCCACGGCCACGCCGCTTGAGTCCGCCATGCACCGCTTCCGCCCGCCGCTTCTCAGAAAGCGCAATGGCAATGGCCTGCTTCGAATTGGTCACAGCCGGACCGTTCTTGCCGCTGTGCAAAGTCCCAGCCTTGAACTCGTGCATGACCGTGCCCACTTTTTCGGGTCGAAAGCCGCCGTCCTTGACAGTTGTTGGGACGCGGGACTCGCCATGCGGAGCGCCGATAGTACCCCTACCTCTGTTCTGACCGCCCCATTGCGCCTGAACTGATGTTCTGGCCGGCCGCGGTTCTTTCCCCGCTACCCGTTCCGGCGCACGGAAGCCGGCCCCATGGATGGCCCGGACCACGCGCTTGAGATGCTTCGCTCCTTTGGGATCGCCCGTCGCCGCTCTGTGGCCGATCTCGGTCAGCGTGTCCAGCGTGCGAGGACCGATCGCTTTGGTAGACTTGGCGGTTTGAACGTACTCGCCATCACTGAGGTGTGCTTCCACTCCATCGGATGTGCCCGTACCGGGGCCGCTGATCTGGCCTTGCGCGACGGCGGTACGAGTCGGAAAGATACGCCCATCGTGCGTACGCATAACTGACGGACGGAATCCCATGCGTGAAATCTTTCCACCGCGGGAGAGCGAGAAGGTGGGGATGAGCGAAGTCTGCTGCTGTTCCTGGCCCGCCTGCAATTGCGTCTGGGCGGCCCCGATCTTTTCCAGCCCGGAGCCAGATTCGCCATACATGCGGCCAGCTCCCATAAGACCGCTCGTTGCGCTGGCAAGCGACTTCGCCCCAGCTGTCTGAGCGCCATAGCCGACGCCCTGGCCTGCAAAGCCCGCACTTTCCAATCCAGCACCAGCGCCCACGATCGACCCTCCCACACCCTCTGCCGTGCTAGCGATGCCTTGGCGCGCCTGTTCTTGGCCGATGGCCGTAGCCCCGACTTCAGTGCGATACTTGCGCTCGGCGAGAGCAGCAGCATTGCCTGTCCCTACTTGAGCCGCGGCCAGACCGACGCTTGCGGCGTTGTCTCCGCCTTGAGCCCCAGGATCGCCGGGGTTGATGCCCATGGCCGCATTTGACCGGTCCCTGGCGGACTTCGCCCCACGGTAGGCCGCAGCCACGTCCGCCATGGCCCCGGAACGCGCAACATCGAGTTTGCCTGGCGTGATCGTGCCCTCCGAGATCATTTGGTCTCGGAGCCCTGCTTGTGTTCCGTATTCTTGCTGTGCCTGCCTGCGGATTTCCTGTCCTTCGCCAATCGTGCTTCGTCCCTGGCCTACGATCTCACGTCCCTCCGAAACGGTATCCATGCCTTGCCGGACCGTCGCCCGCCCGGAGCCGAGCATCGCCTCGCCTTGCGCGGCTTCTTCCCGAGCCGCAGCTGCGACTTCAGGCGCAGCTGCGGCCTCGGCTTGGAACTGAGCCGCAGCGTCGTTGTCAAATTTTCCGGATTTCTCTTCCGCTGTCTTCGAAGAAGGACCACCCCCCACCAGGGCGTCCGCGACCTTTCCGAGTACCGAATTTCCACCGCACATAGACCCTCGCTAGAAGAAGCGCCAGTGAGTGACTTGGCTAGGGCGCTTCCCGCCCTTGCGTTTCCAGACGGACCAGTTGAGGCTGACCGCCCCCTGCGCTTTCACGGCCTTGTCGATTTCCTGCCACAGTTCGCGCAGAAGCGCCACCTCTCTGTGCTCGGGGCGAATGTAAATCCACTCGACGGTTGCCGCCACAGCACCTGAAAAGAGAGTACTTGGCCCGAATAGAAGCAGGGCGTAGCCGATCAGTTCGAGGCTATCGTCCCGTACCGATAGCCAGACCACTTGCCCAGCCTGCTCAAGGTCGCGGTAGAGGTTGAGTGCTGGCTGCCACCGCCGCGGCAGGGTATCGAAGCCGATCTCCTTTCCGTGCGCCCGGAACAACGCCAGTCCTTCCGCCGCCACATCGGCGTACCGTTCCTGAATTACGATGGCCGCAGGGAAAGGCTCGACGTTTCTGGCGGTGGATTCCATGTTCAGCCCACCTGCCAGATCATGACTTCTGAATAGACCTCGACATTGCCGAACGCCGAAGCGTAGCCAAAGCCATTAGTGCCGCGGGTACTTGCCACTTGATGCCGTAGCTCCAGCGCTTTTGTTCCCGCCAGCACAAAGCGTCCTCGCAAGAAGCTATTGGTACTGACTTCAGACAAAGAAGTGTTCATCGCGTACTCTGATGTGCCAGCCATCACGTCAGTCGAATCCGTTACGTTGTAGAGTTTGATCTTCTGTTGTAAACTGGCAAACGCCGGTGCGCTCGCTTCAAGCCAATAGGTGCCAGCAGGCAAAGTGATCTGGTTGCTCGCCAGTGAAGCGCCGCTAATTTCGTTAGTCTTACTTGTATTCAGAACGCGAGTTCGCCAAGCTCCGGAGTTCGCCGTGCCGCCCATTGTTCCTGATGGCTGCTCCTCCCGCACATGCAGCAGCGGGATGCGCCCGATGATCGTGGTGAACTTCGCGGGATAGGCGGCCCCAAAACCAATCGGGCCGGGGCTCGGGATTCCACCGAGCGGATTCAGATTGCCCCGCCCATCAGTCGCCGGAACTGCGCCGGCCGCCCCAGAAATGCCGTGAAAATCCAGGATCGCCTTGATTTGCAGCAGGTACGCCGCAACCTTATCGGGATCTGTCGGCGGTATGCCGAGACTCGGGACTTGCGCGTTGGCGGCCATCTAGTTCACCTTCTGAAGTTCGCTCATGTCGTTGGCGATGGCGAGTTCTTCGACGTTGCACTGCGCGACCGACTCAAGTTCCCATTCCTGGGCCGTGTAACCGCCGGGAAGACGGAACGGACGTTGGTTCGTCACGGTAGCAGTCCCGCGAAATTGGGAGTCTCCGTACAGATTGAACGTGATGCTCGCACCAATATCGGCCGGGACTTGAAAGAAGTCGTCCGCCGCAAAGGCGTGCTCTCCAAACGGATGCGAGCCGAAGCAAGGTCCGCCATTGGCCCCGACCGCATTCGTCGCTGCAAGAGCCGCCAGCAGTGCCCGGTTCGCGGCATACGCGACAAGGTCAGACACTTGCCCGGCTTGAACCGTTGGGTTGTTGAGGTTGAACAGGATACGGCCCCAACCCTTGTTGTTCGGCTTTTCGTCCGTGAAGACCTTGCCGCGCCACGTCGCCGTCAAGTAGCTTGCGCTGCTCACATCCCACTGGATGATGACACCGGTTTGCACCATGTAGAGCCCGTCGGCGTTGAAGTCGCTGAACAACGCGCTCGGAGCTACGTCGAGGAACGTCAGCGCATCGTCCGGCTCGTTCGGGTCGAGCACCAAAACCCGGTTGAGTCCAGGCGTAAATGCGTAGTACCGCCCGTCGTACACGGTGGCGATCATCCCGCCCGGCACGAGGCTCTGCCAGAGTTGCTTGTCGTAGAGAGAGCGCGTGATGATCTGGCGCGAGCCGTCTGGGCTCACCATGTAGAGCCCGTCGGGGGAGGCCCACACAACTCCGAATGGCGTCTCCGCGAGGCTTCGGGCGCTCAGACAGGCTTGCAGGGCGTCCAGCGTGTCGCCCGACATTTGCGCCGGCGTATTCCCGACGAAGACGGTCGGTTTCCCCGTCGTCGCCACGACCAGCATATTGCCGCTGGCCCCACACGCTACGGGGTCATAAATCAGCCCGCGGCGGTAGTTCACCGGCCAGGCGTAGGGGAAATAGGGCTCGGAGAAACAGACCTGCTTGAACGTGGGGCTGAAACCCGCCAGCATTCCGTTCGGCATGGTGGTCAGGCCAGTCAGGTCGCTCGGGGGCTCCGCAAAGGTGGGCGTGTTCGGCGATGCGAACGATCCGTTTAGGACCAGCGTAGCGTCTGGCACGGCATCGGAGAACGTCGTCGTGGCATAGGTCGCTTGCTGGCCGATGTAGTAGTACGTGGCGACTCCGCTGGCCCCTGTGACGGTGCGGTACACGTTCCAGGCCACGATGTTGTAGCCGGAAGGAGGGCTCTGCGCAGCGCGCGTGACAGTGATCGTGTCGCTGTCGAACAATGTGGCGACAAGGGGCGGGCTCGGACCAGATTCTTCTCCCCAGGCCGTAACGTGGGTGATGACGTAAGACGTGGCTCGCGCGGTACCGGAACTCGCTCCAGATGCTTTGACCGCGCTCGCCGGGGCAAACATCGGATTCTGCACGCCCATGTTCCAGAACGCAGGCGTACCACTCGCATTGATGATGTCGTTGCCGGCCTTTTTCGGCATCCCGACGATGGTAGCTATGTGCGTCCCGGACTGGCTGCCGCTCGTATTGATAGGCGTACCGACGCCTGGAATACCGATTTGGAATGTCCCAGCGGCTATGCTCGCCGCCAGCACCATATAGACCACTCCCGCGGTGAGCCCCGTCGGTAGTGCTCCGGTCGTGGAGAACTTGAACAACGTCCCAGGCGAAAGTCCGTGAGTGGCCCAGGACACGACGCATGGGCTGGCGATCGTCATGGTGACGGTGGATGACGAAGTGCCTAGCGTCGCCCCGGTGAAGAAGATGCGGTTCTTCGCATCCCCTGTGACCGGTACACGGGCCACGTTGACGACCGTGCTCCAATCAAGCCAGTAGGAATTTCCCGCATCGACATAGCGGTAGATCGCCTGGGTGGCCGATCCGTTATTCGGAGTAAGGACAGTCGAGGATGCGCGCCAGCCGCGGATTTCCTTGCTGAATAGCTTGGCGTTCAGAGCCACCTGGGCATTGGATTCTCCCAAGAGACGCACGCCTACGCGCGGGGCCGTGCCCTTGAAGCCCTGGATGCGAATGACGGACATAAGACCTCTAAGCCCCTCCCTTGGACGTGCCGGGCGCCGGACGAACGACCGTCACGCACACGGCGAGGGCCGACACGTTCAATTTGTCGGCGCGCAGCAGCCATTCCGTTTTCTTCGCCTCGCATTCCTGCGCGCTAACGAAGGTGGCTGACCCGGTCCAGACCTGTCCGCCGAGGATAAGCCACATCAGCAATATAGCGTGCGTCATGTCATCGCCTGGGTCTGAATCCGCCTACAAAGCCGCCAGCGCCGAAGCGCTTGCTGTACCGGAGCCCAACTGCGGGGTGCTTCGCGTCTCCGCTCGCGTAGGGTATGATGCTCCCCGCCTTGTCGCTATCGTTCAGGTAGTACGTGAGCGCTCCAAGGGCGGCGCCCACGGCGGCGGGTGTGACTAGATTTTCTTCCAGCGACTTCCCGCGGCCCCCCTTCGTGTTCTGGTTGGCGACAGTGCCTTCAAAGCCCGTCATGCCGGCAAGGAACGCACGCCGGACTTTTGGGTCCTTGAGCGTATACGCCGCACCGCCCACCAGCCCCGCCCCGAGCAAGCCGCGCTGATCCGGAGTGATTCCAGCTAGGACCGGATTGGTTTCGCTCCCGCCCGCTTTCAGCGCCTTCTTCGTTGTCTCCGTATCGGCGTACTGCGCCGCAAGGGCGCTGGACAGCAAGGCGTAGTCTGTGGCGTTCCAGTCCATGTCAGTTTAGTTGCTCGCCGACGATGATGGAGCGCATGGTGCCGCTGGTCCAATTAGTTATATTGAAATCTAGTGTTCTTGTAGCTGTCCAGTTCGCCACAGTTTGTACGCACGTAGTTCCCGTTGTAGGAAACGAAAACGTACCGTGTGAACCGGAGAGACTTAATGAGTAATGGCCGAAAATAACGCACGTCGTTGCTGATAATCTAATTATGATACCAGCAAAAACATAATCCGCGGACTCGCCTGTACCAACCGCCGCTAATGTTGTGCCATCAAAACGGAAGGTTCCACCCCAGCTTGCTGCCGCATTGCTTGTGTCGATGTAGGCATAGAACCGATACATCTTCCCATCCGCATTCAGACTATTCGCTGGAATAACAAGCGTTGCTCCAAGTGCTACAGAAGATGTACTAGTAAAGGCTGTATTGCTTGATGCCGAATCCCGCCCGATAGGCCGGTTGATCGTGCCATCGCCGATGTTCAGGCCGCCAGACAAATACCCCAATTCGCCCGCGACCGTCGGCAACGAAGCCGCCGCCACGAGACGGGTAGAGCGCGGCCCCCAGTGCGCGTTGGTCGTCGGCGTATCCTGGTAGGCGCAAACCTCCGCGTTGAGAAGGCCCTGTAGGACTAGGACCGTCGTCCCCCCACTCGCGTTGACGGTGATGGTGTTGGCCGCCGTCCCCAGATTGACGATAAGGTAGGACCACCCAGCGCAGATATTGGCCGTGGGTAGCGTCACAGTGATCGGAGCCACGGGCGTCAGGATCAGGACACGGGGAGAATCGACGGTCAGCGTCGGGGCCGTGGCCTGAATCAAGGCCCCGCCCCCCATAGCGATCTCCTTTAGTTGCAGGACCGTATCCCCCACGAACAGCTTGACCAGCGAAGCCGAGTCGGCGGCATTGATCGGGAATGCCTGCGCGGCAGTTCCTTCCTGCCCGCGCGCGACAGTGAACGTATCGCCCGCCAGCAGCGTCAGCTTGACGACCTCGAAGCGGTTGTAGTTGGAGTTCTGGCTTGTGTTGAAGTCGATCAGAATGCCGCGCAGGTACTTCCCGCTGGCGATGGCATCGAACCGGCCGCCCTGGCCCGACCCCACCGTGATCGAGGTCGCGCCGGAGGTGATGGCACCGGCAAGGGTGCCGAAGGACATTGGCTTCGTGATCTGTGCGAGCGGCATGTCTCTGGATCCTTACGGTTGTCTCGGGTATATTCCCAGAGCACAGGTTGTCACCAAACCGAAGGCTCTGCCCTGCCCCACTTCCCGCTGCATCATCAACTGGCCCTTATACTTCAGGAACTCGGCGTCATGCACGCGCTCGGCATCCCGGTCGAACCAGGGCATCCCGCGCTGGCCCGAAAGGTCCCTGAGTACCCAGGCCGCGATGGCGTAGCGCATCATCGTGAAGGCTGAGCCGTCCAATTTGCGGCTGACGGTTGTGGGGCAGCAAGAAACCCGCACGGTCAGGCCGGTCGTATTGCTGGCAGTGGTGTCCGCGTTCGGAAAAGGCACCAACTGAATCTGCATTCGTATGTCGTCGTAGCCGAGGATCATGTAAAAAGTGGGCGCCGCGGAGGTTTGAACCTCCCACCTTTCCACAAAGGTATCGAAAAACGGCCTCTCTCGTTTTTGCACCATCACGCCGTTGCAAATGACGCGAACAACATCGCATACGGCCATTTCCGGCTCAGGCGACTGAAGCTCATACACGGCTTGATTCGCCTTCAGGCTGATCGTGTTCAATGGATATTCCTGCAACCACTGAAGATCGCGGTACAGCTCGATTGCGGCATCTCGAATGGATCGCTCCAGCGACGGCCCCGGAATCCCGCCCGGCAGCCGCGGCTCGATAAACTCGTGAAAAATCTGGAAGTCGGTCAGCATGGGCTAACTCCCTTGCTTCAGACTGGCGTAGAACAAGTCCATAAAAATCTTTCCGCGGGGCAGGTCGCCCTCGGGGATGTCCTGCATGAGCGCGCGACCGACGACGCCTATCTGCATCTGGAAACGGTACTTGTCCCGGATCGGGATGGTGTCCGTGACGGCAACCATTTGAGGCGGGACCACCGTGTAGAGCAGTTCCACCCACACCGGAATGGTCAGACCGGGGGGCGGCCAGACGAAGAACTTCTCGTAGTCCTCGCCGGATGGAATCCAATTCTGGATCTCCGTTGCGAACGGCGATGAGTACCAATTCTTGGTCTGCCGATCCATGATCTCGATATTCGAGACCTTGACGATCGCTGGCCCTGGTAGATAGCCGCCTGGCGCGGTGGCATTGGCGCGAAGATTCCGGGTCACACCCAGATGTTTCACGAGCGAGCCGTCCGAGGGCAGCACGTTTGTTTGCAGCACCGTGCCGGGAACAAGCTGTGCGGGGACGCGCACCGGGTAGGCACGGTCGTCCTTCGCCACGATTTCCAGGATGATGTCGTTGAGGTAGGAGATCAGCGCCGCGTCGGACCAGCGATAGGCCCCGACCGTCAGGTCATTCAGCGGCGTCCTAGCGCCCGCCAGCACTGTTGAAACCAGCGTGGACATCCACCGCTCCTAGAAAGCCTGCGGATTGAACACTGGGGGCGTCGGGTTGGTATCCAGTGCGGCTGCGCTGGTGAAGGGCGCCGTGGGCAGGCGTGGGTAGGTGCCCAGGCCCGTTTGCAGGCACATGAAACTGACGTACTCTACGGTCAGGCCCGGCATGTCAAGTTTGGTCGTGCCCGGCGTGAAGGTTGTCGAGCCGTTCGTCTGTACCCAGATGACCCCAATGGGCGCGTTCAAGAGGTCCGGCACCGGCAAGGGTGCATTGGCTCCAGACACGACCGTACCGGCCTTGGTGGTGAAAACCCCAAGCGTACTCACCTGCACCAGAAAAGCCGCGCTGGAGGCGACTGGGATGATGGGCAGCGCCGCCGAAAACGACAGTGCGGCCTGCTGGTCCATCGAATACAGGCTTCCGCCGATCCCGTACCGGATTTTGTTCGCGGTTGAGAACTGCGGCGAAGCCCCGCCGGCCTTGATGGCAAGACCCGCCTGGTCGTAAACCACTCTCGCCGATAGAAGCGCGTTGAAGTCCTGCCCGAGCGCGTCCGAGGCGGCCGCAATCACGTCGATGTGGTGCTGCTTCATCTCTGCGGCGAACCTGGCATCCATCGTGGGCGCTCCTGACTTGAGGACAAGGTGGGGCGGCCTATTACAACCATCCGCCCGCTATCACGCTGACTATTGCGCGGTCAGCGCCAATTCGGCCCAGCAGACCGACCCCAGGTACAGGGGGGCCGTGCCGGCGCCACCGAGGACGTGCATCCCGAAGGCGAAGCCCGGAGGCACGATGAACAGGCCCTCGACATCGGCCGCCATCGAAGCCCCGATTTCGACCGCTGAAGGGCTGTCCGCGCCCGCCACCACGATCCAGGCCGGAGCGCCGCCCAGCACAGTGGCCTGGCCGATGATCGCGTTCGACGTATTGGTCGAGGTCAGCAGGTTGTTGGTCGGCCCCACCGCACCCGTGCCCTTGGTCACTACGGTCTGGGAAGCCGTGGAGGTTCCGCAGATCATGGACTTGCCCAGCCCCATCGTGCCCGCGAACACCCACGCCGACACCTTCAGGATCACGAGATGGATGTTGCTGGCGACGGTATTACCGTTCCAGAGCGCCATGATGGTTGCGGTGGTCGGCATCTGCGCCACCGATTGGGTGCCGGTGGCAGCCGCGCCGGTGCCCAGGTTGGCCGAGAACACCTTGCCCATCCGCACCAGTTCCGCACGTGACGGGAGCACTTGATCCACGAAGGCGGAGCGGAACGGAGACAAACGGAGAGTCTGATTGGACCCGTATTGTTGCACGGTTCCAACATCAACGATCCCCTGGATGGGGGTAAGATCGCCTGCGGCCATGTTGGCCTCCAATCTTGAATTTGGGTTACGCGGCCTTCAAATGCCGCAGTTCATGCGCCTTACTGCGGAATGACGACGTACTCGGCCCAGACGAACGTGAACAGATACTTGGGCGTCGTCCCGGTCGGAGACAGCACATGCGTTCCGAACATATAGCCGGGTGGGACGATGTAGAGTCCTTCCACATCGGCCACCACGCCTGCGCCGATCTCGACAGCCGCCGGATTGTCCGTTCCGCCAAGCGCGTCCCAGGCCGGAGCGCCGCCCAGCGCCACGCCGGTTGTCATGATCGCGTTCGACGTATTGGTCGATGACGGGAGATTGTTGTTGGGGCCGACTACGCCCGTACCCTTGGCTGGCACGGAGCTTTGGGGCGACGATCCTGTGCCCGCCACAATCGCGTGCCCGAGGCCCAGCGTGCCGGAAGCCGCATAGCACGAGACTTTCAAGAGCACGAGGCAGACGTTCGAGACCTGGCTGTTGTTGTTGTAGAGTCCGTTCGTCGTGGCTGTCGTCGGCATGTCCACTACCGATTGAATCGCATTCGCCACCACCCCGCCCGACGCCGAGAAGGTCTTGCCCATCCGCACCAACTCCATCCGGGATGGCATGACCTGATCCACATACAAGGAACGGAGAGGCGAGAAACGGGGCTGTTGCAGCCCTCCGTATGGAGTGAAGATGCCCTGATCGACCTTGCCTTGAATTGGCGTCAAGTCTCCTGCGGCCATAACAGTCTCCTGCGCAAAACTTCATTGAGCGGCGGTCAAGGCCGCGGGTCAGGCGCCTACTGCGGAATCATCTGGTACTCGGCGTACGTGAACGTGAACAGGAATTTCGCGGTTGTGCCAGTCGGGGCGACCACATGCGACGTGAAAATGTACGTGGGAGGAACGATGAACAGTCCCTCCACGTCCACGGCGATGCCCGCGCCGATCTCGGGAGCCGCCGGCGTATCCAAGCCGCCCAGGTGAAGCAGCGTGGGCGTCAAGGTCGAGTTCGTGTTGGTGGACATGATCGCATTGGACGTGTTGGTCGAGGTCGGCATGTGGTTCTTCGGCCCGACCACGCCGGTCCCGGCCGACGGTGCGGCGGCTTGCGGACCGGATACGCCCGCCACGATGCCGCGGCCCAACCCCAGCGTGCCTGAGCAGGCATAGAGCGAGATTTTGAGGAGCAGCAGGTGGATATTGCTGCCCACCGAGTTGTTGTTGTAGAGGCCGTTGGTGTTGACGACCGTGGGCTGATCGACCACGGGGATGACTCCGTTCGCCACCACGCCGCCGCTGACGCTGAACACCTTGCCCATGCGGACAAGCTCGGCTTTCGTCGGCATGACCTGATCGGCGAACATGGAACGGAAGGGCGAACCACGCACCTGCTGAAGCAGCCCATAGGGCTCGACGATCCCCTGGTCGATGGTGAGTTGGATCGGGGTCAGGTCTCCTGCGGCCATGATTGATCTCCAGATACGAGCCTACGTTGCGCGGCTCGGCGCCGCTGATCGCGCGGACTTTAGGCGTCGCGCAAGCCAACCGCGTGAAATACCAATGAAGTGATCTGGGCGGTACAGCCGCCTCCGCCACCGATGTAGTTCAACCGTCCCCACCTTGCCGGAGCCGGGCGCTGTTTGAAGAACAACTTGCTACCCGCGACGCCCCCGGCCGGCACCGTCATCTCGACGCCCATGTCATCGAACAGCATGAAGATGTTGAGATTTGCGTCCGCGACCGGATTGACGGCAGTGTCCAATGGCTTCGCCACAGCGTCATTGGTGCCCTGAACGACGAAGGAGCCGCCCGGCCCAACACCCGGATTCCCGGCATTCCAGACCACCGCAAAAGACCAGGACGACGCCTCGGGCAGAAATACCCATCCGTTGTTGCCGGCACCCTGTGTCGGCACGTACAGGTTGTCCAGGTTGACGCTGGAGGGCGTTAGATTGACCAGGGCCGTCGTTTGCATGACCTACCCCGCGTGAGCCTGCTGCATGGGGGCCGCGGCGCCGTACGCCTGCGGCTCGGGAATCGGCTGCCCATCGAACCGGCGCAGCCAGCGAAGCAGCGCGCCTTTGGAATCTGTCACGCCCTCGCCGATCTCGCGCATGTGCTCGGCGCGGAAGGGACGGAGTTTCAGGTCCGAACCGGCCTGATTCATGTCGAGTTCGGAGTTGAGCTTCCCGCCATCGTCCATCATGCCCCTGCCGTTGTTCGCAACCTCCAGGAACTCGGCCGGGATGAAAACGATGTGGTCGCGTTGCGCGATCAAGCTGCGCCCGTTGAGCAGCAAGTGCGTCTGCTGGGTCGATTCCTTTCCCTGCGGGTCAAACACGACGGCCACCCGGTATTCCTGGCCCGCTGGCAACGCGGGATAGTCCCAGAAGCGCGGATGGACGAATCCGGGACCTGTAATGAGCATCAAGTCGATCAGGGTCTTGCCGTTCTGATCCTGCGGCAGGTTCTCCATCTTGAGCGGCCGGTTGTTCTCGTCCTTCAGTTCGAGCTGATTGAAGCGCGCCACAATGAACTTGGCGCTCTGTTCCTTCGCCGTCATCTTCGGAGCCGCAGGGACGGGCTGATTCGCCGGCGTCTGGCCGGGATTGCACGGCCACGGCCAGCCAGGAGCGCCGAGCAGGGGGAACCCCGCGGCCTGGTACGCAAGTACCAGCACGTCCACGAGTCCCGCCTTGCCGAGTTCCTTGGCCTTTTCCTTCGTGTACTGTGCTTGGCCCAGTTCCTCGCGCAAGTGCTTCGCCAGCGTGGTGGCGCTGGTCATCTTCAGTTCGTTGAAGTGCTCGTATCGCATGACAGCCTCCTCAGTAGAGTTGCGGCAGGTTGTCCTCATCCACCGCTCCGCTGCTTGCCGGGGCGAATGGATCGTAGGTGGCGCAAGTGATTCCGCTGGCATCTTGCCTGGTCGGCCTGTGCGGCAACGCCGTCAGAACGGGCGGGATGATCGTGCCAACGAAGTCCTGGTACACGACCGTCGTATTGGCCGCATCGAGATTGGTGCCTCCGGCGCCAGGCGTCCACGTACCGACGAAACCGACGGCCGTCGTAACCCAGATCACGCCGATAGCGGCATTCAGTGCGTCCGGCGACGGGATGACGGGATTGGCGACCACGACCGCGCTGTTCTTGGTCGAGATGGTCCCGGCCGCATTGATCTGCACCAGAATCGCCATGGATTGTGACGCGATCATGGTTGGGGTCCCGGCCGTAACGACATTGTCGGCCACAGCCGCCTTGGTATAGATTGCGCCGGCGATCATGTAGTTGATCGTATTCGCGGTCAAGTAATCCGGGCTGCCACCACCGCTCTTGATCGCCAAACCCGCCGCGTTGAACACCATGTTCTGACAGGCCGCGTAATCCGTGTTGAAATCCTGCATCTGCGCATCCAGCGGTTTCTGAATGCGCTTGATCCAGGACTGATAGATGTTTAGCAAGAGTTGAGAACCGTCCATAGCACCTCTCTTTCCGCGCTCTGAGGCGCTAGATGACGTTGGCGAGCGCGGTCAAGCCAACCCGCGCCGCATACGCCGACGGTCCCGTGTCCGGCCACGCGAGATCGCGGAAGACCGCCGTAACCCCGCCTGCACCGAGCAGGGTGGTTCCGGGCGTGAACACGGTGCCGGCCGTCACTTTGACCGTGAGGTCTCCGATGACGACGTACCCGGCCGGAACTGGGGGTGCATCTGGCGCGGCAGTCGCCGACCCGAGCCCGACGAAGCTGGGCAGGGCGTAGAGCGCGGTTGCATCCGCCACGATCAGGTAGCGGATCCAGGACGCCAGGGTCGCCGCCGAGTTCATCGCAACGATCGTGGCCGGCCAGCTCGCCCCCACGACCCCGCCCGAGCCGCTGACGGCAGGGACCACCGCGCCGGCGGGAATGAATTGCTGCCCAGCTACACCAGGCGCATAGCCGGTCGGCACGGCGATCGAAAAGTCCGCCGTGGTGATGGCTGCCGCCGGGATGCCGTTGATGAAGTGCTGGATCGTGTTCGTGTTCTTGAACTTGGACGTGGTGGTGCCCGTGGCAAGCACCGGCAGCGTCGATCCGCCCCAGAAGTTCAGATGCATGTACGCGAGAATCTGCTCGCGGGTGTTCTCCAGCCCTTGTCCGGTCGCCATTGCGACCTCCTTTCATCATGGGTGGGGCCGTCAGGCCCCGTTGAGGTCAGGCATCAGCCCTAGACCGGAGCGGCCACTTCATGCCGCAGGAGCCAGTTCTGGTTGGTGATCGCCGCCGTGTGCAGAGCCTTCCAGGACGCCTTGTTGCGCTGGGCCATCGGGTCGGACTCCGTGACCTTCGCCTGCCACACCATTGGCGTGATGGCTCCCGAGCCCTTCAAGGGCACGATGGCCGCTCCGCCGCGGGCGAAGTACAGGATCGGGTACACGTCGCACGAGGTTCCCGTGGTGCTGCGGAAGTTACCGCCGGCCGTCCCGCCCGCATCCGCGAACGGCACGAAGATCTGGGTCCACAGAAAGCGCACGCCTTCCAGCGAACCGATCTCGTTGCCGTACGGCGACTTCTGCGTGTAGTCGGACGAGTCCTTGAAGCCGGGCAGGTCGCGGATCGAGGAGTCGAGGTCGGGATGATAGCCCGCGATATAGCTGGCTTGCACCGAGACCTTGTTGAAGTTCGGCGTCGTTCCGAGCAGTTCGGTCAACATCTCCGCGTTCTGGCGCTTCAAAGCCGCCACTGCGCGCCGGATTGATGGGCGGTCCAGCTTGGATGCCACGGAAGCCCGGCCAGCCGCCAGGTTGTTGTAGATGACGTTTGTGCCGGCGGCGAAGATGTTGAACCGGACGGTCTCCAGGACTTGCGCGGCATTCTCGCCGAGCGCGTTCATCACCTCCTGAAGCACCTGGTCCTCGTGGGTCAGGCCGATCACGTCGGAACCTTCCCAGACCATTCCGTATTGGGTCAGGATGGCCGAGATGTCGGTCTTCGTGATCTTGGTCGAGGCCGGGGTCACGCCTTCGAGCAGCGGCGTCACGTTGAGCGGAAACGCCTCATAGCGCCGGAAAATCACGACGTTGGTGGCGTTCTGCGGGATCGGGCGCGATTCCGCGACATGCTCAATCATCATCTTGGGGATGCCGCGCTTCTCCAGCCGGCGCGTTGCCCACGCGGCCGTCCGGGGCGTGATGTCCCCATAGGTTTCGACCGGACCCATTGCGAGCGGCAGCAACGGCGCGAGCGCGAAGACGGGCAGGAAGGGCAGGAAGATCGCCCCGATGGAAAGAATCGGCGCGTACTGGATCACGGCCTCGCGCAACCAGTTGCGGAAGGGTCCTGCAATACGGAGTGGATTCACGGCATGCTCCTTTCGACTCGGTTGTTCAGGCCGCCATTAGCCGTCGGCCAATTTGATGGTTTCGGGGTCGTTGTACCAACGCTCATACTCTGTGACCCCTTTTCCCCCCTGATCGCCTACTGGGAGGCTCCGCGTACTCCCGCTCTTGACCGCCAGTGCCGCGTCCGGCGGGGTCGCGCGGGTTTGGCGGCGCTGGGGCCGCGCGTCCTCTTGAGACTGTTCCTGTTCTGTAGTCGTCACCGCTGCGCTCCCATCGCCTTCGAGTTCAAGGTACTGATCCGTCGCTTCATGCCAGTCAGGATAGGCTTCATAGTCGCGCAGCAAACCGATCACGGCCTCGGAATCTCCTCCGTCAAGCACCTGATTGAAGCGCTGACTGATGAAGCCGGGCAGGTGGTCCACCCAATCCTGCAACTGCGCGTACTTCTCGGGGTCGTTCAGGATCTCGTCCGCGCCAGAGACGGCGCCGAACACGGTATCGAGATGCTGTTTGTCGGCCAGCGCCGCCGTTTCGTCCGCAATCTCCTCCCGGACAAGCTCAGTCACGTTTGCCAGCCGCTCCTCGATGATCTGCTCGACGGCATCCGAGATTTCCGGGGTGGTTTCGCGCACTTCGCGCACGGCCTCCATGCGTTTTTGCTGGCGCTGCACCACTTCAGGGGCGATCAGGGGCTTGCCGGTGCGATTTTGGTGGTCCCGGACGGCCCGGTTGAGGTTCTGCTGCTGTGCGATGAGTTCCTGGCGGTCAAATTCGTCGATTTCTTCTTGCGTGTACTCGGGTTCCAGCTCCAGATCGACCTGCGCGAGGTCGTCCTGACCGACCTGCGGCGCCTGTTCCGTGGCGATTTCCTCCTCCCGGTCGGGTGCGGCCGCACGTTCTTGCGCCGGCGCAGACGTTCCGGTGGAGATTCCGCCCGGACCGTCATCATCCAGACCTTCGGCCTGCCGGTACAGAGTCTCGAAATCGACGTTCTCAGTCTGTTGCGCCATACCTCGCCTCCATCGTGAGCACTGGGACCTTGCCAGCATGCGTTTCTACGGGTTCGGCGAAGAACTTTTGCGCCTCGCCGATGTCGCGGATCAGCTTCTTAACCTCGACGGTGCCGCGATTCATGGCGCGCAGGCGGTCAGGATCAAACCCGGGATTGTCTTGTTCCTCGCTCCATTTCGCCTGCAACTCCTTCAGCCGCTCGGTCAGGGCTGTTACGACGGCCTGGAAGGCCAAAGAGCCCTGGTCGCGCACCAGTTGGTTGATCGCCCGCTGATAGGGCGTGAAACCGTCGTCGCTCACACGTACCTCCGCGGCGTTTGCGATTCTTCAAGCAGACTGTCGATGTACGTGCCCATCTCGGACTTGACTGCACCGCCCTTCGCGCCTTGCGCCGGCGCTTGTGGACCCGAAGGGCCGGGAGCGGCGGGCGGGGAGGGGAGATTCCGTCCACCGCTCATCCCGGCGGGAGGCGGCGACTGCCCATTTCCGGCAGGGGCAGTGGCCTGGCCTCCGGCGTCGCCCGCGGGGGAAGGTGGCGGGGGCGGCGCAAGCTGCTGCTGCATTTCGGCGAGCTGCTGATCGACCCAGGCCATTTCCTCCTGGAAGAAATCGGCCCGTACGTCCCCGGCCTTGGCGTTCGCCTGGTCGGCTTGGGCGAGTTTCAGCAGGATCGAGGCCATTTTCTCCTTAAGGGTCAGGAGAATCATGGCCTTCTTGATCGGATCGGCCTGGGACTTGGCTTGCTGGTCGGCCTGTTCTTTCTTCAGTTGCGCTGTCTCGGACAGCAATTCCTGTTTGGTCTTCATAATGCGGCTCGGGTCCATCTCGTTTTCTTCGAGATAGATCCACAATTCCTCATGCCGCTTCATCATGGGCGCGTCGGTCGGATTGTTCGTCATCGCCATGACCTTCCCGATCTGCTCCGCACGCATCTCGCGCATGGCGAGCGACATGGAGCCGATGACATGAACCTTGAAGTTCCCTTTGATGTCCTTCTTCGGATTGAACTGCATGTTCCAGTCGTATGCGAGCGTGATGACGCGGTTCTGGAACTCGTCCCAGGCGTAGAGTTGGTTCTTCAGGAGCAGGCCGGCCGCACCCATCAGCATGGAGAGACCGGAGGCCGTGCGCCCCGCGCCGGAGCCGGGATTGTCGCCCTGCTGGTAGGCCGGAATCCCGCTGATCTCGTCGATCTGCTTGCTGTAGAAGCCCAGCATGGAGAGATAGACCTGCGCGTGGTTCGGAAAGTCCGTGAAGTTGAGCGCGTTCCGGTTGTTGCCGTAAGGGTCTGCTTCGACCGCCCACACGCGGCCCGGCGGCATGGCGAGGACATTCTTCGCGCCCGGCATGCGGCTGATGTCCAGTTCGACCTGGGGCAGCACGGCCGACGCCCCGTTGTCCTCCATCATCCGGTTCGCGGCGTTGAAGCTGCGCTGCGGGTCGCGCATGATCGAGCAGACCGACTCTCCGAACAGGTGCCCTTCCTCGTTGAAGGGCACGTAGAACGAGTACGGCCGCTCGCGTTTGGCCGTCGGGTTGATGTCGGCGGCGATCACGATGCCGGTATTCTTCGCCACCCAGATGTGGCCCTCGACCTGGCCCGCGATTTCCTCCGGCAGGTCCTTGCCGAGCGCTTTCAATTCATCGACGCCGATCGGCCCCCAGTATTCGATGACCTCGTACTTGCGGCGGCGCGCGCGCGCGTAACTGTCCTGATAGCGTCCGATGATGTCGAGTTCGCCTTCCCAGGACGTGGGCGTGCTGTCTCCGTCCGGCATGTTCTGCACCCAGCGCCTGATCTCATCGCCGAAGAAGTTCCCGCGGGAGGCCAGTTCCAGCAGGTCGGACTTGTGGAACAGGTGACGCTGGAAACACCATGCGATGTTGTTCAGGTCCCAGCCGTCCATCTCGGGGTAGAAGTCCCAGATCGGGACGAATTCCCATGAGGGCGCGTATTGATTCTTGATCTGAACCTGCCATGCCGTATCGGCTTCGCTGCTGGTCGCCTGACTGCCCGGTCCCGCGCTTTCAGCGTCTCCGGCCTGCTTTTCCTTGCCCGGCGCCCAGCGCTTGACTTGCCGGCGCGTGGCGAGCGGTCCCTTGACTATTCCGCAGCCGAACTTGTGGCCGGAGTGGGCAACGCGCTTTTGCAGGTGGACGTAGCGGGCATGCTGAAGCTGGCCCCAGATTTCAAGGTCCATGTTTTCGGCGCGGGCCGCCAAAAGACGATTGATCGTGTGTTCTTTCTGCTCCTCCTCCACGTCCTCGGGCAGATCGCCTTCAAGTTGCATGGACTCTGTGGCGTCCGGGTCGTCGTCGGGCCGGACCGACCAGTTCTTGCGGCCCGCACCGGCCACCAAGTCGATGATCCGGGCGTCCATCGTTCTGACCTTCGTCATCGTGTTGCGAAGGTAGGTCTTGCTGACGCGGTTCTGCCGGTCGGCGAAGCCATCGACTTCAGGCTGCTCATAGACGCCGGCGTACTGACGCTGATCGCGCAGCCATTCCAGTTCGATGTAGATACGCTGGCTCTGGGCGTCCGTGAACAAGGCTTGGAGACGAGTCCCCATGTTGGCCGTGGGACCTGCGTTCGTGCCTGGATTCGCCTTGTAGCCGGTTTCGGTCATCTCAGTTCACGCTCACGTAGCGGGGCAACTGCTCGTTGTACCGATCGACTTGCGAGAAGCGCGCGGTCAATAACTGGTCTTGTCCGTGCTCTTTCTGGAGTCCCAGGCAGAGATACTGGAGCGCGTCCTGGATATGATCGTAGCCGTTGCCGACAGGATCGTTCTGGTTGGAGCCCTTGCCGAACTGGTACTTGCCCAGGAAGCCGGCGCGCAGCATCCGGCAGCGCTTCGATAGGAGGAAACGCGGCTCGCCACCCGCCAGGCCGGTCATATAGTGATCGACCGCATCGACGCGGGCGGTGATGTTGTTGCGCGGAAAGGGAGCGGGCTTGATGTTCTTGAAGCCGCAGCCGGTCAGGATGTGGAAGCAGTGCTTGCCGTCTCCGTCCGAGCGCCGCACGCCGTTCGGATCGCCCCATCCATGCACGGGGATGTTCGGATAGTGCATGGCGAGCCAGGGCTTCAGCTTGGTTTCGACCAGTGTCCGCAAGTCCGTGCCGCGATCGAAGTCCGGCAGGATTTCGTCCAGCACGCGGAGCTGGCCCTTGGGGCTGAATTGGGCAAGCACGATGCAGGGCGTGGAACCGAAGTCCAGGCCGATCAGGAGCGGCAGGCCGGGATAGGCCCGCAATTCCTGATCGACGTAATGGATGCGATCGTTGTAGTTGGCGTAGACGGGGCGCCCGCTTTCAAAGAAACCGTACTCGTTGAGCAGGTAGACTTTGATCCAGGCATCCGATTTCCCGTTGGTAGCGTCCCGGTAGTAGACCTTGGACAGGTTCTCCAGATTGTCGGCCTCGGGATTGATCGAATAGCGGGTGCCTTCCAGCGAGACCAGCGCTCCCCATTCGTCCTTGACGAGCGCGGGCGGTTGCCGGATGAAGCGGTAGCCTGGGACCTTCTGCTCCTCCATCAGCCGGAAAAGCCAGTGGTCCTGATCGCAGGCGTTGTAGTCGAGCATCACCTGGGGCGCGCTCGGACCGCCTTCTGACATTGGCGGGAACCGAAGCGATGGAAAGGCATTGTCAAAGTGATTCTTGCTCGGCTGATTTTCGGCCTGGTTGAACCAGATCCACGAGAACTCCAGCGACAGCAACTTGCCCACGTCCTCTGGCCGGTCCAGCGCGAGGAACATGACCTCGCAATCCACGTCGTTGAAGCGCAGGCGGTGGGTGTGAGGCATCCCGTAGCGCACCGGACTTCGCAGCAGCACCGGATCGTTCCAGTGCGTCCATGTCTCCATGACGGTGGTTTCGAGCAAGGCGTAGGTCTCGCGGACGATGCAACCCTTGGAACGGCGGATACCGCCGCGTCCCGGCTTCTGCTGCTGCATGACCCAGCCGGCACGGACGGAAAAGAACGAGGACTTGCCTGATCCACGCGGTCCCATCACGGCCAGGACGGGCGATTCCACGTCCTTGAACATCGGCAGGAGTGTCTTCGGGGGCCGGTAGCTGATCGTGGAATCGGCCATCTACGCCCCCCTCAGATCGTAGTTGAAGATCACGACTGCGGGAGCGCGCGATTCGTCGCCAAGCATCCCGGCCTCTGTCGCCAACATCTTGAGCGATTCGGTCTTGGGATGGAACTTCACGTCGATCTGCTGACCCTCCTTGGTCTGGCGGATGCGAAGTCCGCTGATGGCGCGGCCGTCGATCTTGTCGAGGCGAATCTGCTTGAGCGGAATGAAGCCGTCCGGCCCCGCTTCGCCGAACTCAAGGGCGTCAGAGATGTCCAGGCCGGCGAGCGCGGTAATCTGCTCGCGTATCCAAGCGGTGCCTGGGCGGTATTCGGTTGCGCCCTGGCCGCGCAGATAGTCCAGATAGGCAATGACCCCGGACTCGGCCAGCAACCGATCGGCAATCTCCATCGGGTCGGTTGATGGGAGACCGGGCAGGGAGCCGATCCTGGCCCGTTCAACGGCCTTTTTCTTGTTGTAGTGGGATGCGAAAGCGTGACAAAACGCCCGCTTGCGGGGCGCGAGACGCGGGGCCTTGACAGGCGAGAGTACCTGTCCGGCCTGGTCGATCACCTGCGGAACCAGTGCGTCTGAGCCCACTTGGGGGCCTCCAGAGCGCCTGCTGCCACAGGGGGGTGCGTTACGTCAGTTCGAGTAATGCACGTACGTACATTCAGGATTCTGTGCGAGCGCCCGGAGCTTGGTGAACTCGCTCGGTTTCACCCAGCAGTAGAAAGCCCCTTGCTCGCCAAGCCACTGCGCCCGCTCTTGCAGGGCATCGTCAGGCATCCCGATTACCAGCACGACGATGAGCCGCTGGTCAAGCCGTTGCGACGGGCGCCCACGGTCAATGTCCACGTCGTACATCAGGAACGTATCGTCTCCGAACTCTGCCCAATACCGGGGCCACCATTGCTCGTCCACCGCCAGCCCGCGGGGCTCGTGCGCGCCGCGGCGCAAGGTCGCCATAGGGCCTCTACGGGGCCGTGGCGTCGGCCAGATACATGGTCAATTTCACGTTGACGCTCGCACTCTTGTTCCTCACGCGCACCCGGTTGATGAGGCCGGCTGTCGAACTGGTGAACTGATCGTTCTGATTTGCGGGCGTGCGGTAGCTGGCGTTGCCCGGAATTACAAACCACCCGCCAGCGGGGATCGTGTCGATGAACCCTTGCGCGCTGGCGAGATTGCAGGTCTGCTCGATCTCGATGGGTGTGATGCTCGCGCTGGCCTGCGCGACCCCGATGTCTTGGATGGCGAAGGCCATGAACGTGAAAGCGCCTTCCGGGTAACCTGTCCAGAGGGTCGGGTCCCACAGATCCACCGTCGAGTTGGAGTTGATCGTGAACTCCCGCGGGGCATTGAGCCGCGTCTGTGAGCCGAACGACATCGGATACGCGGCAGAACGCAGCGTGCCCTGCACGTCGCTCCAGGTCAGCGTAAGGGTGGCGGTCAGACTTTCGGCGGCCATGCACCGGGACTCTCTTGGAAGGGAACTGCTTGGATTACCCTATGGAGGATAATTTTCTGAAAGTCAACTATGGAACCTTCCTCCGGTCCAAGCGTTTCACCCAGCATGAGCCTTGAGAAGAAGATCGAACCCGCCTCCCCGATGTACGCCGTCGTCCGCACGGATGACCAGGGCACGCCTTTCGTGGACGGGCTTTCGATCGCTTATGACACCCAAGGGGTGCGGCGCCTCGTGGACGAATTGCACGGGCTTTGCCCTACGTGGCCGCTCATCTCGCCGATCGTGACGGGGCCGCGTGGGGAGCGGTTTGCTTTGATTGAGTGCCGATTCATCAGGTGGGAACAATGACACAAGACTGGCGTGATGTGAGTCCGCGTTTTGCGGCCTGGGTCGCCTATCGGGGAGCGAAACTTCTTTATGGCGACCCCCACGGACATCGACAAGATGTGGAAGAAATGGCGAATCTCATCGCCCAGGAACTCAATACCACGCATCCAGACCACGCCAACGATCACGATTATTTTTCTCCAATGATCGACTTGATGTGGAGGCGACGTGTTTGGCTAGACGAGTATGGTCCGCTCAGAGAAGCCGGAGTCTTTCCGGCCTAGATTTCAAAAGTTCACCCTTGCGAGGAGGCTGTATGTCCGACGAACCCGTGAAGCCCGCTAGCGCCGATGCTCTGGCCAACGCTCTGCAATCCCCACCCGTGCCCGTTCCACCGGAGAAGCGCACCTGGGCTGACTACTTCAAACGGTCCGCACGTGATATGCTCGTGGAGGCCCTGGACTATGTGGATCACTCCGTCGAGAAGCCGGAGGAGCTGCGGGCCATCATCATGCTCTACAACCCGAGCGAGTTGAACAACCCCGGCAATCTCCTGGCCGCGACCAATTCGTTCGAGGTTCACATGGACAAGGCGAAAGCCACGGATGCAGAGGTCGTTTTCATGGCGCGCTACCTGGAGCAAGACGTGTGGCTCCATTACTATGGGGTTCGTTAACCATGACCATCCCCGAGCTTGAAGACTTCGGCCGCGACCTTGCGATTCACCTTCGCGCCGGCGGCGTCGCGGACATCGTGGTTGGGCTGATGTTGGCTGGCTACGCTGTCGCGTGCCTGGTTCAGACGCACGAGACCCCGCCGAAAATCGAAGATCTGCTCCCCATCGTCGCCGACCTGCTCAAGACGCCCCCGAAGTTTGCAGAGCCGACACCAAAGCCGAACTGACGGGCATCCCCCACGGGTCTCTCGGGGTGAGCAAGCGTTAGTCCCCTAGGCTCTCCCGTGGGTAGTGTTCCAGTGTAGAGCATGCCTAGCCGGCGGTCGGTGGCGGTAGCGCAAAGTTCGAGACCCCGGCCGGTACGTCACGGAATGGATTCTTCCACTCCAGCCACTTCATCTGAAGCCAACGTCGCAGCCCCTTTCTGGGGTTGATGTTCCCAGTGAACAGTATCTCTAATCTCTGCCAGAATGATAGCCGCCCTTTGAAGCGGTAAAGCCTGAGGCGCACCGGCCCCTTAAGTGACCAGTCCATCTCCCAATCACGCACTCCGCCGCCAGCCCCGCAGTCAAACCCGATGTCCAGCGAGCGCAGCAACTTCTCAGCGTCGAATAGCCGCCTCATCCCGGCCTGACCCAAATATGTCAAGTCGAACTGCACCAACGCTTCGATTTCCGGCCTTGGAGACCCGTACACGCACTCGAATCCAGGCCCCCTCGTCTTCGCCAGATCGTCCCAGTAGTGCCCGATCATCTCCCGCTCCTGCAACACCGTAGTCGCCGGCTCAGGTTGAATCGCAGCAAATTGCCATGGTAGAAAATACTCGTGCGGACAAAACGTCCAGCGGTCGAAATCGTCGTAGAACTTCTTGCATCCCGGACAGATCGTTAACATGGAAACCTCCTGATGGTGAACCGCTGCTCGTTTAACGCCCGAGCCCATCAAAAGTTACAAAAGCCGCCCAAAAAATTGCGAGAGGATGGATTTACGTGGGTATCTCCCCCGCGGGGGCCTGGGCAATCGGGGGGAGGGGTCTGGCGGGCTGTCCCCTAGTTATCCTGACTTGTGCCGCGCGGTAATAGATAGTAGTACCAATCGGATAAGTCACAAGCTCTTGATACAACAGGCGAATAGTGGAAAACGTTATACCTGATAGGACAGGCACGCGACAGCGCTAGGCTCACGGGCTGGCGGGGAGTCAATTAGGTTTCGGGGGGATTATAGCCCAAGGAGCGAGAGGAGAGCGACCATGGATCAAGAGACGCTACGACGGCTAGAGGCGCGCTGCGCCAAGCTCAAAGCTTCGGAGCAAGCCAAGTCCACACCCCAAGCGCGGATCGACAGACTGGTCAACGAGAACGCCGAAGGTTACGGCTCGCCGGCCGTCCCGCTGCGCGACAACACGCCGCGCTACAAAGGCGACGCTCGTGAGTGAGCCCCGCTACTGGCTGCGCTCGGACCGCGATAACGCCTTCCGGGCTTGCGGGCAAACTCAATATCTAAGCCTGCACAGTGCGCCTTAGCGCTGTGTCCTCAAGGGCCACGACGAATAGCTGGGGTACTAGCTGCGGACCTGACAGAGTGTGCGGACCTGCTAACGCCATAACTACTACTACACGATTGTATACAGGGTCCAGCTTGGTCCGTCGCGCGTTTCGCTTTGTAGCGTCTATTTCTGATGGTGTCAAGGGGGGATTTTTGGAGTCCACTCTTTGACGGAAGTGAGCGGGACATGAGCGGCCTCTGGTTTCTGATCGGCTGTGCGGTGCTGTTTGGGCTGTCGTGGCTTGCGGGCAAACTCAATATCTGAGGTGAGACTATGCGGAAATACAGATTTCACACGCGGGAAGCGGCAGAGCGAGCGGTCCAGATCGCGGAAGAACTTGAAAGCCATGCGCGCCAGGCAATCCGCTGTTTGCTGGAGGAAGGTGTCTGGGACAAGCCCGTGCTGCTGCGGAATCGGCACTATCTGGTCCGGGTATGCCAGCCGACCGCGGCGAACGGCGGGACGGTCCTGCTCCGGGAAACCGGGATTGAAGGCGCGTGCTCGGATGTTTGGAGCCTGGACGATTTCCTGGCGCACGCGGGTCGCATTACAACCCTGGACGACAGCGCCTTTGCGCTCCGGGAGATTGCGCAGCTAGTCCGAGAGGTCCGCGATCGCGCGTTGGAGAAAGAGCGCACAGCGCGGGAGCGGTCGGCCTAGCCTGCACAGTGCGCCTCGGCGACGGGGCGCACGATGGAGGGTAGGACAATCGAAAGAAATGGAATGGCGACGTTGATTTATTTCAGGGGTGGGACGGCGAGGGTAGGCACGCTTTTTGCGGAGGGTCGGAGGAAACCATGATCTCCATCGAAACGTACTCGGAACGGGGCATGGTGCTGCGGGGCGACTTGACTGCGGCACGGGAGCTGATCGCATCCGCCTGTCCCAAGGCGATGGCACAGGAACAGCGGGGCGGGCTGGTCATGTCCCGGAAGTACGAGCAGGCGATTCGGAACGCGCTGACCCGCATGGGCGTTATACAGGATGAGCCGGCCGTCACGGCTACTGTTCTCGGACCTGATGCCGAAGTCGAAGCGGACACCATGCCTGGCCCCTGGCGGGATGCAGAGGGAAAGCTCCTGGCCTGACCGCCGCGAATCCAAAGCGAGTCAGGCGCAAGGGGAAGGCAAAGCGGCTTGTATGTAACTGCCCGTCAACGCGGGAGCAGTACGGCAAGAGCTTTCCGCACACTGCCGGAGCCGTGAAGGGGTGCCACATGGACCCGAGCACGGGTGGGTCCCTGGACTTCATCGTGCGATGCGACCCGAACCATATGTGCCTCGCCTGTCTGGAAACGGAAACCGTGATTCAGTGGATTTTCGCCCGTGAGATGGCAAACCCGCTCCCGTGCAATGCGACCGGGAGCAAGTGACAGCGCCCGTGCCAGCGGAATCTGGCGACATCCGCGCGGGCCTTGCCTTAGCTCCGCCCGCGCCCTTGAAGGAGATAGAGATATGGGGACGATCAACCGTATTCCCGCCAACCTGGCAACG